TTCGGCAGGCACGCCGCCATGCTTATCAAATTCAAACGAAACGGCTTCGTAGAATTTGCCCGATGGCAACGGCTTTTCGATGAACGTGACGTACAACACCGAACCCTCAACAGGATCAGCAAAGTAGTCGATCCACTCGCGTCCGGGGATTGCGGTCTTGGCTGCAACGGTCGTGTTCAAAATCCGAGTAAATGTATGAAAGCTAGTATCAAACAAAATGACTTTGTTTGTCTCGGGCAGCCATACGTTGTACAAGGTGCGAGGAGCGCCGCCAAGTTTCTTGGCGGTGTCTTTGTCGATCTCGCCGTTTGCTAGTTGCGTCTTAATGGCTTCGCAGATCGGGCATCGCTGCCCCAGCGTCAGCTTGGGGCAGATTGCGAAGTCCTTGCCGCTTGCACCGAAATTACGGTGAACGTAGTAATCTCGGCTGTAGTGCATCTCACCGGGCTGTGCCACGGGATGATGTGCGCCTTGCGGTACAACATAAGGCAGGATCACCATTTTAAGGGTTTGTGCCTTGTCGATGCGAACGAGGTCAACTCCCTTTGGTACGCGAATGACGCCTACCTGATTGCCTTCGTTTGCCTTGTCACGGGTTGCTTTGGATGATAGCGCCATTAGTTGCGTACTCCCTTTGGTTGGACGGTCATGGAACCAAGGTATCCGGCGACCGTCAACTCGGCCAGATACTTCAAACTGGATCGTTTCATTTCCAAAGCATCGACGATAGCGCGGGATGCAGCGGATTCTTTTTTAGCCTCAATGACAGCGTTCGTCGCGTCAATGTATTGTTGCTGTGTGATAATCAGTGACTTGACCAATTCTTCGGTCGTCTTTGGAAACCCGTAGTTTACTGGGTTTTGGCGAATGTCAATAGACAGTCGAGCCTCAACCAACTTCAACGCCGCTTCTGCTCGTTGCGTTGCCTCGATGTCATCGGCAGCCTTACGCGACCAAAGCAAGATGTCGGTCGGGATTTGCTCAAGCTGCTGATCGAGTTTGGATTTGTCGATGCTGAGATCGACGGTAAGTTCGTTGTCGGCCATTTGTGATTCTCCGTTAGTGTAAGTATTGTTCTGACAACAAAAGAATCTACGGTGACACTTTTGCCAACGCCAGGGTAAAACCAGATTTTTTGGAATAAAAAAATGGTTCTTTGAAATTTTCCATGATTTCCACGGCTTTTCCGGGGCGTCCGGCGCGAATCATTGTGGCCCCGTAAGCCATAATCGCGCAGCGAAGTCGCTCGACTTCGGATTCCGGCAAGTCCTTAATAAGTGTTCCGTGTTTTGGAAACAGCTTGGTCCCGCTGTAAAGATCCTTGACCAAGGCAAATGTATCTGCTGGTAAATCCGATTCAACATCCAGGACAGAACCCCATTCGGATTCGGCGGTGTGGCTAATCTGCTCCAGGAATACCAAGGCTTGCCGTGCGCTTCCTTGGGCCGCCTCGGCAATCTTTACGGCGCTAGGGATCTTGATACCTTCTGATTCCGCTGTCCGTTCAACCAATGCCACAAGATCAGGAAAACTAATGTCCCCAAATTTAACATGACTGCATCTGTTGACTAGGGGCTTTTCTAGTTTTTCTGGGTTGGTCGTGCAGAGGATGAAATAAACATGCTCGGGCGTATCCTCCAGCATTTTCAGCATAGCTCGCTGCCCGCTAGCAGATACAGCGTGGCTTTCGTCGATGATGTAGATACGCGCTTTTCCGCTGAGGCTTCGCAAATGCAGCTTGGCTTCGATGTCGCGGATCATATCGATCCCGTTGTCGGATGCTGCGTTCTTCTCGATGATGTCGATGCTGGAAGCGCCAAGGGCCTTGGCGATGATCCTAGCTGCCGTGGTCTTTCCGCAACCCGATGATCCCGAAAACAACATAGCATGCGGAACCTTTCCGGCATCCAGCATGCTTTGCAGCATCGAAACAGCGGCTTTCTGCCCGACGATCTGACCTAGCGATGTCGGACGTACTTTTTGGTATAGGCTCATTTATTCTTCCTCGGGGAGATAGGTTTTCATCACTTCGTTGATTCGCCGGTGAAATTGGGGTAGCGAACCGTCGTTTAGTATTTTGCGGGAAATAGTGAATAGTTGCTGTTCGCTGCTGTGCTGAGGTAGCAAAGCAACTTCATCGGATACTCGGCCCTCTATTTCCCAGATTTCCCCACCGTTAGCGTAAATGTACTCGGCTTCCTCGGGAAATCGAACATCCCGAAATACGACTCTCGGAGCATTCATTTCCTTGACTCGCTGCTTGGCGATGTTCACCCAGCAGTAAGGACCAAATAGGTTTCTGCCATTCTCGGTGCCGATGGTTCTCAGCATCGCCCGAATCTCAGGATACCGGCGTTTTGCAATGTCCCAGCCATGCTTGTTGACCAGTGTTTGCAAATACACGGCGCGGTGGTGCGCGATCACGATGGCAGGATTAAGGCGGTACAGCGATTCATAAACCGGGTCTGAAAACCCAATCATGGAATAGCCGAAGAAATGGCAAAGGTAGGTGGCGCAGGTATCCTTGCCAGAGCCAATGGCCCCTTTAAGTCCAATAAAACTTGGTAATTTATTCATGTTCTTTCCTCGTATAAGGTTTCTTGTTGGCCCACGAATCACCCACTTCTACCTCGGTTTTTAGATCAACTATGATCCAAGGCCACTGTGTCCGTAGCCACCGGGTCATGGTGTCCGTAGCCAATGCTATGTAGTCATCCAGTTCTTCCCTTGGAACCTCGGCAAGCAACGAATCATGTATCTGGCAAAACAACCGGCTTTTCATCTTTTTAGCGGCCAGTTGTTTTGTAATCTGAATAATACTTTTCAGCAAGCAATGAAACGCCGCCCCTTGAACTGGGCTGTTAATGACTTCGTTGCGTTTGAATACGCCCCAAACCCTAAATCCAGTGTGCGTGTAGAAATGCCCGTTGCGTAGGTAGTTCAGATAGAAATCTTTTCGCCATCTGCCATACACCGGGAATCTCTGTTCCCAGAATCGTTTTTCTACGTCATGGATATGTTGCATAAACGAATCTGGGGTCATAGCGTCCTCGTTGCCAAGGTGTATGATCCCTTTCGACCGCAGATGAGATTCCAGCAATGTGCCTGATTCCATTGTATGCTTCTGTGCGAACTTCCAAAGGTTTCTAGCGATGCTGGCAAAGTAGTCCCCATAGAAAACTGAAAATGTAAATCCCGACTTAATTTGCGTTCTAATCGGCTTTTCTGACTTGTCGAGCCGATAGCATTCGATTGCCATGTCCTTGTGCAAATCGTGCCCTGTCTCAAGATACTCGATCATCACCGGGTCTTTGTGGTAACAAGCTGCAATATGCACTTCCAGCGCCGAGTAATCGATTTCCACAATGACGTTGTTCGGGTCATTCGGCTTTATCACCGAACGAATAACAGAACCAATGTCGGGATCGCGGATAGGGATATTCTGTAGATTGGGTGAATCCGACGAGGATCTATAAGTTACAACCCGGTGCAGATTGAAGAATCCATGCACTCGATTGCCGCAGACTTCCTTGCGGATTCCCTGCAAGTAGGTACTGCACAGCTTATGCAGCTTTTGTGTTCTCTGGAACAGCTTGGTGTAGTCGCTGCCGATGTCCCGTAGAATGCTGTCGTCCAGCATTATGTTGCCGTTTTCGGGATTGATTGTAGGGTTTTCGTAGCCCATGACATTGTAGAGAATGTCGGCTAACTGCTCTCTGGAGCCAATTTTAGCTTTGATACCGTATTTCTTGCGCTGTTCCCGGTATTCTGGCATATCCCGCAGAGCAGCTTCGTTTTCTTTGATCTGATCCTGTATGCGAATGATGGCAGCATCAAGGCCGGGAACGTCGATTGGCATTCCAATCTGCTCCATCCTTGTAAGCGCTAACGCCCCTTCGTGCATTAGCGCGTATGCCTGTTTGCTTGCCGGTTTCATACTTACTCAATAGTCCGAACTAAGTGGACAATGAAAGTAGCAGCTACCACACCGGCCAGGAACCCGACCGATGCGGCTGCGATACAGAAAATGGCGGTTGTCATTACTTAGGACGCCCTGCGCGGTCGTAGTAGCGGACGTTGTTGCCCGATACTCGGAACGAGCCGGTAATGCGGCCAGCGGCGTCAGTGATGCGACCGCAGGTGCCGCCAACGCAAGTGGTTACTCGGCTGACGACTTGACCGCGACCGTTACGAACGGTGTAGCGGTCAGCAGCTTCGCTGACGCTGGAAAGGCCAAACAAGCAAACAACCGCGAAAACAAACAAATTAGTTTTCATTATCAATATCCATTCCTACAAGAGAAACACAAATACCGAGAACCAACAAAAGCCCCGGCCAAATACGACCTAACTCGGCTGCCAGAATGATCCCGCTGTACGCAGTAAGCATGCCAGCCGTAATCAACAACAGTGCAATGCCTCCTTTCATATTGTTGTATCCTTTCAAAAGAGTTGACTTGTCTACCCAGTGTACGGCTTTTGTCCGGTGCTAATCGCGTAAAAAACCATATCAACAGGAAGAAAGTCAGAATTTTCGATTTGTTTTACCTCGGGTGTAATGAATTTGCTGGGGATAAACCCAATGCCAGCGCCGCCCGCGACAGCGTATTTAATCTCGCTCGGGGTTTCCATGTTAGCGATAAACATGGCGTCCTGGCCGTTTAGTGCGGTTTCCACAGCACGTTGGTTTGCCGTGTTGGTCATGTCAGAGTAGCCGATGACTCGCAAAGGTTTGTGCCTAAGCATATCCTGATCCATGCTAGACTGGATAGGCACAAGAGGCAGCCGGAAAATCTCTACGCAATCGTAGTTACTATAAGAATTTGTACTGAGCATGAATGTATCCTTGCCCAGAATAAATTTTTGTAATACTTCAATCTCGGTACCTTTGGTGGTAATCTTACGGACGAAGTAGTTCTGATCGATCTGCCGCAGCGCGGCGTTCAAGTCGTCCCAGAAGGCGCTGTAAATCCAACTTTGACACACGATGCTAATTCGGTTTTGCAGAAAATGATCCTGCTCGTACTTTGCCATCTGTTGACGCATGTACTTGTGCGTATTGACGACCCGCTTAGCGTACTTTACTAGGTCTAAGCCTGCTTTGGTAGGTCTGGAGCTATTAGGATGGAATAGCTGCAAACCGAGTTCCTTCTCAGTCTTTCGGTTGTTTGTGCTGACCACCGCCGGACTGCGAAGCCCCAAAGCCTTTTGTGCCTTGGCTGCATCGCCGTGCTGCACTGTCGCCAAAAACATAACCAACTGATCCAGAGTAGGCAGCATTGTCCATTCTGGTTTTAGTTTGTCTCGTCGTGTCATTACTCCCCCCAAGCCGATAATAAGCTAGGCCGCCCAACCTTCGTGCAGCCCGCTACTGCAATCCAGTTGGGGCGGCCTTGCATGAACTCAGCTTCTCGCAAAGCGACATAGTTGTATCTGCACACGCCCATGCGGCGCTCCTGTTCGGTCATGTTCAATCCAACCATTGCGGTAACGTGTGCGATTTTCTTTTTGCAGTCCGAAAAGTTTTTCTTGGATAGCAGCCATGCGCTGTACCCTTCTGTATCTGACTGGGTAGCAGTAACGACTAGGCTACGAGTCCGTGTTGATAATGCTCGCAATTCTTCCCAGTTCGCATTGATCTGGTCCCTCGGCTCTTTATAGCCTCTAGGACCGGCCAAAATGTCGGCATAGTCGATGACAAAAACATCCGGCATCCACCCCTCGTCTGCCCATCGCTGCGCCATTGCCGATATGTCTGCTGCCGTGATCGTTCCTGCCGGGTAGGTCAGCAATCTAAATCGGGTAGGATCAGCCTGTCCGCTTTGCTGGAAAGCCGCGATTGCTTCATCCTTTGTAATCGGCTGCGCAGTCCTGGCTTCCCATTTTACGGTAGGCTCTTTGTCTTTATACACGACCTCGGATGGAACGTGAAATGTTCCGCCTTTTAGTGGCTTGCGGCAAAGCCTGGGCGCAAGCCGCAGGATCATTTGAGCCTGCGACATATCGCCACAGGAGAACAACGCGACTCGCTTGTTCTGCGAAACTGCTCTCCATGCTAGGTCGAGCAGTACCGTAGTTTTCCCCGTCTTTTCCGGGGCTAGGAACGAAACAAACGAGTCGGCGCTAAAGATGTCCCCAAAAAACTCTCCTAACGCGCCAGGATACTTGATTAGCGGTTCTCGATTAGCATAAGAAAACGCATCTTCGATTACCTTAGCGTCCTGTAGCGGAAACACTCCGGCCTCTTGCTCTCCGACTTTGGGGCGTTTCCATGAGGCTTGCAGGTTTAATGCGTCTTCTAGTTTGCCGTTCTCAATCAGCGAGGTAATGCCTTGTCCGAGCCGCTTTAGGCTTTGCTTCTGGACTATATTATTGATCGTATCGATGGCGTAATCGTCGTTTAGCCCGGATTCTGCCGGTAGATTCGTCAGCCAATCCGAAACGGTTTGCGCAAATGAATCGTCTGCCGTTTCCTTCCAAAGATCGAATCGGCTAGTGATGCCCGCAGCGCCGGGGGCTTGCTGATACTTCTGCCAGTGGTCAACGCACCAGTCGGCAATTAGGTTGCCCCAACGCGACCCAAAGCTATCTCGCTGCCATAACGGGGCTACCGAGCCTAGTACAGCGTCCGACAACACCATAGCCACTACGGCGTGGCGTTCCTCTGCTCCATCGTGCCTGATTACTCGCATTCCAGCCCCGCAAATTTCCTAAGTTCCATAATCTCCCCTTGGCTAGCCGATCCAGGGTCATCTGCATCCAGACAAACCTGTAAAGTTTCTCCAGGGAATACCGCTAAATCAGCGGCCAGCCTAGCCGCTACGGCCTGTGCGTCAGGCGAATTGTCGAAGCAGACCACCCTACGAGCATACCGGCTCATTAGATATACCTGTTTCGCGGTATATTGCAAGCCAAAGGTGCAAACCGCGCCGGGGCCAATGTTTGCCATATCGAAAAACCCTTCGACGATGATAGCGGTATGGCCGCAAGATTCTGCACCGAACAGCAGATCCTTCTCGGACATGGTTTTCTCTGCGTCTTTGGCGGTGAAGTATCGCTGCTCTCCTGGTGCGGCCTCTCGAAACCGAATAGTCCAGGAAACAGGATGGTGATTGTGAGTGATCGGTATAAAGATCCCGCGACGAAGGCCGGAAAACGGCCCGACCGACTTCAAGCCGTACCTACTGATTAGCAAATGGGGGTCTAGCTTTCGTTCTGTTTTTAGGTAGTCGCGGTCTTTAGGGCTAAGGTCTACCAAGCCTTTTGGTGGCGTATAGATTCCGTACTGCTTCTCGACATGCTCTACCGGTGCATACGCTGCTAGCGAACGAAGCAGTTCAAACGGCTGCGCGGTTAAGGCACGAAGTGCGCTGATTACGTTTTTCGGGCCACACTTGTAGCAACTAGCCCTGGAAAAATCGTTTTTGATTCCTAGTAGGAATTTTGTGCTGTGGCAGTAGGGGCACTGTACATTCGACCAGTATGAACGAAAATGCGGGTTGCTTTGGTCGGCAACCCGCACTTGGTTCTGTTCTAAAAATTCCTTGGCGTTCATTGGTCGTTTTCATACGCAGTGGTTAGCTTAATCCATGTTCGTGCCGTAGAGCAATCTGCGGCAAGCCGCAGCATGTACTGCTGAAATTTCGGATGGTAAATCTCGAATTTCTGGTAGCGCTTGCTATAGCCTGGTACCATGTTGGTAAACCAATGGAGCGCAAAAGCTCTAGGTGGCAGCAATCTCTCCCAAAATACTAAAGCATCTGGCAGTTCGCATAGCTTTAGCCAGGATAGCAATGCGCTGTAGGTATCCATTGCATGTTGAACGTATTCAGGTTGTGCGCCGGTTTCGATTGCTATAGTCTGTGCGTCCTCGGATACCGGATAGCCCGATAAGTCGCTGGTAGCCTGTTCGCGCAGCCAGTCGTACCTAAGCACAAATACTGAGCTTGGTATATCTCGAATGCCGGGCGGCTGTGTTTTGCACCATTCAATTACCTTTGCTACCTCGTCTGCTTTGCTCTTTTTAAGGAGCTTAGTAAAGTCGGATAGTCGGCATTGTTTCTTAGTGCATTTTGCAAAGTCCGCCATCAGCAAAGACGCTGGGCTTTTCTTTTGCTTTGGTGTTTCTGGTAGTAGTGACATGGTTACTCCGGTACTTCATTGGCCTTAGCGTCGATTTCTCTGAGCACGCATTCACGCCATGCTAGCTCAAGACCATCATAAATACCCTGCTGATAAGTCATTCGCTGAATCGATGCTTTTCTGTTGTGATATAAATCTACCACTCGAAAATACTCAGCTTTTGCTTCATCCATTTTTTTCTTGATTGCTTCGGTTACGCTCACTCCGTCACCTCGTCCAAAACTTTTTCCGCGCTTTCAATCGCTGTCGCCAGTGTGTCCTGTGCATCGACTACTGCCGATGTTCCGTCAACCATCGTGTCATCCAGGAATGGTTTAGCCGCTTGTATCAATGCTTTGACAGCTTTGGTTAATGAAGTACCCATATTTTCAGTATTCCAATCAAACTTAGTAGTTATCCTAGCCACATTAGTATTCGGTTTTGTTTTGGTGTCAATTTGGAAATAGGTTTCGTCAATGCCGTCATCAGTCTTGTCCCATCCAAGGTAGTAGATAGTTACTTTGGTGTATCCATACCGTTTCACAAGAAGGTCTTGTGTAAAACGTAAACATTCGGCAACATCGCTAAAATCAACACTAATGGTTTCCTTGTACTCCAGTATTTCTATTTTGTAGTTACTCACTCCGTCACCTCCACGCCAAACGGATGTTTTGATAAAAACCTATTTACATACTCCTCTATCGTGTACCCTGAGTTAATTCTATAATACAAAGATCGATATTTAACACCGAGTGCCTTGGCCCACTCAGCTATTGTTTTTTCCTGACCAAAACCAAAAAACTTTGTGTTCCTAGAAGTGTTATTGTTTTGCTGAAAAATGGTCGCCCATCGACAATTCTCTAAACAATATCCTTTACTGCCGTCAATTCGGTCGAGCGAATGATCTTGCGATGGTCTTTCGCCCATATCAATCAGGAAGTTTTTGAACCCGTCGTCTCCAGACCACCTATCGCAAACAGAAATTCCACGGCTCCCGTATATCATAAAGTTTTTACCGTGGGCAGAACGGCAGCGTTTGTGCATTCCGTTCCAGCATTCAAATGTGGCACTCCCGGTCATTCCGTGTTTTCTTTTAAGCTTTGATGCTAGCTCATTGTTGTAGCACCCGCACGAAGATGACTTGCCGTTTGCAAATGCATCTCCTCGAATCAATTTTTCGATTCCGCAGTCGCAAACGCAAAGTATGTACGAGTATCTTCCGTTGCATGTGGTGAACTTTGGCCCTGTTGCAATCCACCTACCAGACCGCGACCCAATAACGCTTTGATCTATTTTCATGTTATTCCTCACATTGAACGCCAAACGGTGAACCGTCATCAAACACAATAGCATCAAATAATCTTTCCCAAGTATCCCCGCCTATCCAACCACAATCGTCATACCCCCTTGGAGGACGGGAAGTAAATTTTTCGCTCTTGTATCGCCACCACCTATCCCGATACGGCTTGAACTCCTCTCCATTTTCAAACTGTCGATACCGCTTTGGCTTTTCGATCTTGCGAACGATTGGCCGAGCAACAACCATTCCTATTTCTCCATCCATAATTCCAAACTGCCCATCGAGGCAGTAATCACCTTTGGACGGAACGCCAATCCGCACCAACTCCCACCCATCAGGGATACCTGGAACGCCTCGAAAACCTTGCTCGCTCATTTCTTTCCTCCTTCAATAGTGATAAACTGATTCGCGCAGCATTAGCCACTAGAACATTATGCACGGCTCACCTGTGGTTTTCCCGGCATTCTCCCAGGCTCAGCCAGGGAGAATCTATAGTTATCCAGACTTTTTACGTTCGTCCAATTGCCAGCAGACGCAACCAAAATCGGCAGTTGTTCGCATGGACTTCTTTCCAGAAAAATCTACCTTGCGCACCTTATTGTCACGCAAGCCTGTATGCCACACACAGACTGCTCTACCGTCGATCGTGCCCAGCACATCTGTCCACCAGTGGCATGTGTCACACCGCTGGATAACAACGGATTCCACCGAAGCCTCAATAACGTCTGTTTTCATGGTTTACCTTTCCTTTCGGCTCGGTGATCCGAGCGTTATCGTCTTAATCAATCCTTGCAAATTCCGCATCGTCCTCAAATGGCAGATGCGGCTTTGGATTCCAAGAAACAATCACAGCGTATTTATACAAGTCGCATTCCCGGCTCATCCATCGACGCAGCACTGCACAACCCCTTGGCCATTGCTTGGCGACCTCCAACGGATGCCATGCCGTAATGCCCGACGAAACAATGGATTGCTCTGATTCGTGCTGTTCTCGCTGCAAATCGTATTGACCTTGTTCGCTGTCAGTGTAATCCATAATCAACCTCTTTCCTTTCGGCTCGGTGATCCGAGCGTTCTCTGTATCATTCCGCCGCGACTTCGACATCCTCTTTCATGCCACCAGCACGCTTGAACAAATCTGCCGCCTCCGACAGAAGCCTTGCCGCGTCTTGCTGCTTTTTCTCCGCAAGCACTAGCGTTGCTTCTTGCCGTGTCTCCCACATTTTCCGCGAATCGATCTCTACGGTTGTGAACGAATATCGATGCTTAATGCACGCAATCTTCGTTGACCGCAAATCCTTCTCGATAATGTCGATGACCGTCCCGCTATCGACGCCGCTGTAACTGTGAAACCAAACCGTATCGCCAACTTTGACATTCATAATCAAACCTCAATGAACAGAGAACAATTGATTGCATCCAAGTCGCGTAAACAGTCGCTTGGCAGTGGATGCGTTACTGCCGCGACTGGATGAATCAAAGCGTTATCGTGATCGAACGCAACCAAACTTCTTGGTAATACTGTCTAGCGATTCCTCGAACTCTAAGACCTTTGACAATCCAGAGAAGAGACAACCGACCAAGTAAAGCCTGCCTTTGTACTCCTGCAACTCGATTCGCCGCCGCTTTCCGTCGATGGTGACGTACCACTTGCTGAATCCGTCTTTGCTGCATCGCTTGCGGTGTTCGTCCACCGACGCGATAACAACCGCATGCACGGGAGCACTCATCGACGTTTTTTCTGATTGCATAATCTTTCCTTTCGTGCCCCGTGATGCGGAGCGTTCGTCGTACCTAATCCGCGATCACCAAAGCGGTGAGTCGCTCCAGCTTTGCAAACAACTTTTCGCTTGGCCGCTTACCTGTCTTGTAGCACGCGATGTATTCATCTTTAGCCGCAACGAGGTCGCGGAGAAAATCGCGCTCCATCAACAGCATCCGAACTTGTTCGCAGCCCCTCGCAATCTCTGCCGCTTCCAATTCTGAAATCCGTCTGAACTTGACCATCACCATACTCCAATGAAATCACTGTGTTCGCGGTGTCCGCACTTACTGCAACACTGCTCAATACACCACCCAAAACCGTACCTGATCCAATAGCTTCCATCGTATTCGTGCTCACACTCAGAAGAGAACGACGAACGATCGGACAAACCTAAATGCTTGTTACTATCTTGACTCATGTTTACCTCTTTCCTTTCGGCTCGGTGAAACGAGCGTTATGCGGACCTACTGACGCTCTAACGCCTTGGTCGCGTTTTCCTCTAACTCGTTAATCCATCGAATCACGTTCTCGTAACACACAATCCGATTGATGTACTGATTCGCTATATCGTGGTCGCCACGCTTGGCGTAGTCGTCGGCGTATTCCTTGGCACTTTGGATCGCACCGGAACACCTCGCCAACAAATGCTTGACCGTTGAATCCAATGCCGCCAAGTATGGCTTGCCGCTGTTTACCGCCATGATCCGGCAAAGCCGGTCAATGCGTTTCCTGTCGTCGTCCGCTATCGCAATCTCAATCTGTGTGCTTGCCATCTTTGCTTTCCTCTATTACACGTTTTGCAATGTTCAACCCTTTTAACACCCCATCCCACCACGAAGCCCCATGACTGATTCCGTTGCGTTCCAGTTCGTCTCTCGACACAACGGCGTCGGCATATTCACACCGCAACTTGTTGAGGATCTCTGCGACAAAAGGCCGTGGAACAATGGGATGCATCGAAGCGGCATCCACGCTGTTTGATTCGCTCATAATCTTTCCTTTCGGATCGGTGCATCGAGCGTTCTTGTAACAAAAAGTACCCTGTTTTTATTACTCGTTTAAGCCAGCATTACAAAGATCAGCAATATCTCGCATTGCTTTGTTTCTGTCCTCGGTGCTTAATGAATCAAAGTCAGCCGTAATCAGAATCTTCACTAGGGCGTCTTGCATTCGCCGATAGCGATACTCTCGGCAATCACAAGCAAAGTGATGCGTTACGCATCTTGATGCCTGTTGCTTGGATATACACAATTTGTCCATTGTTTATTCCTATCGCTTTTTCGGCGGTGGTACGGATGTTGGTGGATTCGTAATCTGCTCCCGCAGGTCATCGACTCTTTGTTTCAAGGTGTATAGGGCATAGTCCGCTGCATCTGAGTTTTGTAGTTCAAAATTTCTCCATTGTATTGCAGATTGCAAAATCAATTCGGCTTGTTTGTATGAAGTCAGTGGTGGCTTTGGCGGTGGTGGCTGTGGCTGTTTGCTTGTCATATTTGATTTCCTTTAAGAAAAAGTACCCAGTTTTTCTTAATGGATCACTGGGCAATGCCAAGTTGCGGCACCAGCGTATCCAGTTGCTTTTTAACGAGCCGCTGGGTTTCTCGCTCTTGTTTCTTCGCATTCCGAAGCCGGTGAACATCCATCAAATATCGATCTCCGTTCTTTATAGCCTCTTGCAGTACGATTGTCCCCAATTCCTCAACGGTGCATTCCAACTGGCACGCCAAGGTTTTGAAGTCAATCACCAAATCCGCCGGAAGTCGGTTAATGGTTAAGTTTCTTGTTTGTGGTTTTAGCGGGTTTTGCATTTAGTAATCCTCCCTTTTTAGATAGTAATATGTCAAGCACGGGCAATTCCGTGTTTTGGTGTCCGTCGATAATGCTGTTCGATATGCGCTGCTTGTTCTGAATCGCATCGCATAGTCGCTCCTCAATCGATCCTGGCACCACTAAGTAGTAAATTGTGCATTCTTTGTTTTGCGTCAGCCGGTGTACCCGGTCTGCCGCCTGCTCCATCGCCGATGGCGTCCACCACAATTCAGCCATCGCCACCGTGGACGAAGCCGTAAGCGTGATCCCAACGCCAGCCGCCTTGATATTCGCCACCATAAGCCTAACCCCAGGATCATGCTGGAATTGGTCTACGATGGCTTGGCGTTTCTTAGCGGACACTGAGCCATCGATGACTACAGCGCCCTCTGGTAGTATTCTTCGGCGTAGAACATCAATCATCGCCGTGTGAATACCGAAAAGAATCAATTTTTCTTGGGGGTTGTCGGCAAGGAATGCCCTAGCCCAATTTACGATGGCGCGGCACTTCAAGCGGCTAGTCAGCCGAAGCAGCACTCCCAACCTTGTCACAGCTTCGGCTTTCTTAGCCGAAGCTACGTTGCCCATTTTGCTGTTCTCACTGAGCCAGCCAATGAAGTCGGTTTCTGCCTTTTGTAATTCCTCTGGATTATCCAGGGACATCGGCAACACTACCAGCTTTTTGCTTGGTAAATCCAAAACCTTGTCTTTGAGGCGACGAAGCGTAAACGGCTGAATCGCTGCGTGCAATTCCTCTAAATTCTTGGCCCCTTTGTATTCCCAGCCCCAAGGTGATTTCTTGGGATCACAGAATTTCCAAGCATAGGCTTGCCAGCTTGGGAATAGCTCAGGCCGAATGATGTTCAAAATCGGCCAAAAGTCAGCAGGTCGGTTCATCACCGGCGTACCGGATATGCCGATTACCTTTGTAGATAGCCTAGAAAGCCGCTTAGCGGCCTTTGTGCGCTTTGCGGCGCGATTAGCGAGGTTGTGGCACTC